GGTAACGCGAAGCCCGATCTTTCACTAGAGACACAGTCCTGGACATAACCTCCTCATCATTTTTAAAAAATAATAAAAAAATATTCCATGATAAAAAAAAAATATTTTTAAATAAAACGAATACAGCCCGCATGATGGGGATCTCTGTCCGTTCGTTCAATGAATGGGATATTAAACCTTACAAAAAAAAGGGGAATCAGACTTTCTATGATTTAAAGAAGGTTATAAAATATTACAAAGATAGAAACGAAAAAAAAATATCAATCATCTCTGAACAAAGAGCAAATTTGATCCGGATACAATCAGAAAAAGCCGAACTGGAATTCGGTGAAATGTCCGGACGATTACTCGATTCTAAAGTAGTAGAAACTATCTGGAAAGATCAAATTATTTCCTTTCGCTCAAAGCTGCTTTCACTTCCTAACAGAATATCGCTGCAATTATCAAAAATCACCAGCGCAAAAAAAATAAAATCATTGATAACAGAAAATGTTATTACAATATTAGGCGAATTATCTGAGTTTTCCTCATCGAGAACAAAGATAAAAAGAAAATTAAAAAAGTATAAATAATTGAATTTTACAGCAGAAATAAAACTACAAAAAAAAGTTAATAATTTTCTAAAACCGCCCTCAAAAATTTTACCCTCGAAATGGTCCGATAAATACAGAAAATTATCTCCGGAATCGTCCGCTGAAGTCGGGAAATGGGAAACAAACAGAACATTTTACCAGCGCGAGCCGATGGACTGCGTAATGGATCCGGAGATAAAATATCTTGTTTTGATGTTTGCCTCACAAACAGGAAAAACGGATATTGCCCTTAATATAATCGGACGTTTTATTGATGTAGATCCTTGCCCTATGTTGATGGTACAACCATCGGACAAGGTCGCTGCTGCATTTTCTGAAAGATTTTCTCAAATGGTCAGAGATTGCAGCAGGTTAAATACACTTATAAAAGAGCCAAGGACCCGAGACTCTAAAAATAAAATAGAATATAAAGCTTTCCCCGGTGGTGAGATTTCTTTCGCGGGAGCAAATTCCCCAAATAATTTATCCGGACGTCCGATAAAATTACTTTATTGTGATGATATCCGGGGTTTTCCTGCTTCCGCTGGATCAGAAGGATCCCCGACGGATCTAGCAATCCGGAGAACAAAAACATTTTTTGATGCTCTTATTATCCTTTCCTCATCTCCTGGAATGAAAGGATATTGCAGGATTTCTCATGCATATTCATTATCCGATCAAAGAGTTTTTGAAATGCCCTGTCCGAAATGTGGTAATAATATAATTTTTAAATGGAAAAATCTAAAATTTGAAAGAAATAAAAAGAGGATATTAATCCCGGGATCTATTTTCTATAATTGTCCTCACAATAATTGCAAGATAGATGAATCATATAAAATTGATATGCTCTCACTTGGTAAATGGAAGAAAAGAGCGAAAACAATTAATTCGGCTGGATTCTGGTTATCTGAATTATATTCGCCGTGGGTTGTGTGGGAGGAAATAGTTCGTGATTTTCTTGATTCAAAGAGTGATCCAGAAAAACTGAAAGTAATTATTAATACATCATTCTGTGAAACTTTCGAAGATAAGGGAGATGTCCCTGACTGGAAATATCTTTTTAATAGGAGAGCTAAATATAAAAGAAATGAATTACCGAAAGAAGGATTATTACTCGTTGCCGGTGCTGATGTTCAAAAAGATAGAATTGAGTTAGAAATCGTAATTTATGGAAGAAATAAAATTTCCTGGAGTATTGATTACAGAATTATATCAGGGGATCCAACTCAAAGTTTTATATGGAAACAAATTGATGATATTCTAGATGAGGATTTCCGACATCCTTACGGGTTAAATATAAAAATTCGACGAATCGCTATAGACTCTGGATATCTTGCCACAGAGGTGTATATGTATGGCAGAAAAAAGGGGCCTGATTTAGTTCTTGTAGGGAAAGGAATGTCAAGTCTCAATACAATCTTGGGTCACCCTAAAAAGGTTGATATTGAGCTCGCTAAAAAGAAAAAAATTTATAAGGGAATTCAACTTTATGGAATCGGAGAAAGAATATTAAAAAATCAATTATACGCATATTTAAAGCTTGAATCACCAAAAAAAGGAGATATATATCCAGATGGATTCTGTCATTTTCCATTTGATTATGAGGAGGAATTTTTTAAAATGATGACAGCAGAACAGCAAAAAACTGTGAAAACATCTAACGGATATATTATAAGATATGAAAAAATACGTGAAAGAAATGAGGCGCTTGATTGCAGAGTTCTTGCCAGGGCCTGCGCTTCCTCCCTTGGAATGGATTCGTATTCTGAATTATCCTGGGATCGGTTAGAAAATTCATTGACAAAAAAAACGAATGTTAAAAATAATATAAAATCGAAAAAAAGAGGCGGTCTTTCCTCAAAATTTAAATGAATCTCACACTCGAACAAGCAACAGAATTAAAATCAGAATTATTCGAAGCTTATAAAGCGTCAATTTCCGGAAAATCGTATGAAATAAATATGGGTGGAACTGTTGTAAAATTGACACGGAATTCCCCTAAAGAAATAAAAGAGCAAATTGAATATCTCGATATACAAATAAGACAAATCCAACGCGGAAATCAAAGAACGGCCAAAAAAGTAATTCCATTTATGAGATAATGTCAAAAACAATAGTAAAAAAAAGATACCTGAGAAAACGGAAAAAAGTTAGCGGAAATTCTGCCGCATTACACGCAAATTATGCAAATTTTACGAATTCTCTTTCAAATGGTAGATCCGCGTATAGTTCTGCTGATAATACACAGGATTTAAAATATTGGTCTCCCTCAAAAAACAATCCTGATAAGGAAATTTCATCCTCGATTAATAATCTCCGGTACCGTTCAAGAGATTTATATAAAAATTCAACATTCGGGAGATCCGCTCTTAGTACATTATCAAACAATGTTATTGGTGGTGGTCTGAAATTGCAGCCTGCAATAAATCGTGAATATATACAAAAAAAAGTAAATCTTTCTGATGACGCCATTGATGAAATTGAGGATGAAATTGAATTTCATTTTAATAATTGGGCAAAATCAAAAGAAAGTGACGCCGAAGGAAAACAGAATTTTTATGAAATACAATGGCTATCCCATCTTTCTAGGCTAATGTCAGGAGATGTTTTCGCTACACTTCCAATCATAGAAAGAAAAAAATTCCCATATAAATTGAAAGTTCAATTAATTGAATCTGATAGAGTAAGAAATCCTTATGGAACATATGATTCAAAAGATATGAGAATGGGTATAAAATACGGTGATTTTTCCTATCCTGAAAAATATTATATTCATAATGATTTGAGCATAAATCCTCTTAATTCTAGATTAAATGGAAATAATAAAAATTATATAGAAGTTGACGCTTTTGGCAAAAAATCCGGGAGAACAAATATTTTACATTTATTCAAAGCAGAAAGACCGGGGCAAGGTCGCGGTGTTCCACTTCTTAGCAGCGTTATTGAAACGGTAAAACATTTATCAAGATATAAAGAAGCTGAATCAACAGCAGCAATTGTACGGAGTCTTTATAATATATTTATAAAATCAAAGGATCCGGATCAATTTCCGGGAGGTACCCGTCACGGTGGATCATCTTCTGACTCTGAAGAAATTGATGACGAAATTATTCTCGGTGTCGGAGAGGTTTTTAATTTAAAACCAGATGAGGAAATATTTGAAGCAAATCCGTCAAGACCAAATCCAGCATTTGAAAGTTTTGTAAATGCACTCGCTAAAGAGATTGGAATGGCGACAGATATTCCATATGAGATATTAGTCAAACAATTTATGGCCTCATATTCCGCATCCAGGGCCGCAAAAATTGAATTTTATAAATTTGTTCTCACAGAGAGAGAAAGATTTTCAACCGGTTTTAATAATCCTATTTATGAGGAATTTTTAACATTATTAGTTCTGGAAGGGATTATTAATTTGCCAGGGTTTATAAATAACCCATTTCTGAAAATGGCATATTGTAACGCTTTTTGGATTGGTCCGTCAATGGGTCAAATCGATGAACTCAAGGAAGTCAATGCCTCAACAAAAAGGATTGATAATAATCAATCAACATATACTGCTGAAATTTCGGCAAGTTCTGGTAAAAGCTTTAAACGTGTTGCGAAAACATTAGAAAAAGAATTAAAAATAGTTGCCAATTTGAATAAAATCCGGAATTCCACAAACAATAATATAGAAGAAACACCAGCGCAACCAGAAGAAATCCCAAAAACAAACGAAATTGATGAGGAAGAATAATAATGAATTTGCAAATCAATAAATTTTTAAATCTTGGAAAACCCTGGGCGATTGCACAAAGTGAATTTTCTGAAATAGCGAATTTGAAAGAAATCGCATTGAATATGAAACCTGCTGATATTTCTGCAAAGATTGAAGAATTCAGAAAATATGATCCTCAATCAGAAAAACCTAAAATTTTAAATAAAACGGCAATTTTACCGATCCACGGTACAATTATGCGATATAATGATATTTGTGGTTGGTTCTTGGGTGGAGCAACTATTGAAAATTTACAGAATCAATTCCGTGATCTCCTTAATAATAAATTAATTGATAATATTGTTCTCGATATAAATTCCCCTGGGGGTGATATGGACGGAGTTTTTGAATTAGCAAAACTTATCTATGAATCCAGAGGTAAAAAAAATATAGTCAGTTATATTGGATTTGTCGGCGCGTCTGCAGCATATGCGATAGCGTCCGCGGCTTCGAAAATCGTAATTAATGAAAGTTCTGTTGTTGGCTCAATCGGTGTAATAATGGAATTTTATAAATCTGATGATAAAAAACCTCTTACGATAATTTCATCAATTTCCCCTAAGAAAAATTCTGATATGGAAACTGATGAGGGCAAAAAAGACGCTCAGAAATTTGTTGACGAAATGGGGCAACTTTTTGTTAAAAAAATTGCTTTACACCGAGCGGTCGAGATAGAATATGTGACAAATAATTTCGGCCAGGGCGGTGTTAGGATTGGAAACGATGCCATAACATTCAAAATGGCCGATGAAATCGATATTTTAGATAATTTAATTGAAAAATTTAATGAAAATGATTCAAACCCAGGATTTTCATTAAATAATACATCAGGTAAAAGGTCAAAATCAATGCCGAAAAATAAAAAATTCATTCAAATAAATTCAAAAAAATCAAATAAGACAAAAGCAGAACTTGTAATCGTTGACGATGAGGAAGTCGATGTACCGGAAGATGCCGAGTCAGTCGATGTAATCAATAAGGAATGGATTGAAACCAATCTCCCAGATGTAGCAGAGGAATTCAGAGAGGAAGGACGCCAGGAAGAAAGGGATCGTCAGGAGGAAATCGATGATGTCGATACTGATGACGTGCCTGAAGAACAGGAAGCAAAAAAAGAAGCTAAAGCAGATGGTAATATGAAAGCTTCTGATCTCGCGTTAAAAATCAATGCAGTACGAAGAAAATTAAAAACTGATAAACTCAGTAAGATTAAAAAAGATTCTGAGAAAATAGAAGGTATTCAATCAGATGCCGGCTTAAATGGAGATGGAACACCTTCAAAAAATCCATCAATCCAAGCAGCAATAAACGAAATAAAAAAACGGAATAAGAAATAAAATTCATCAGTCCAGCAGTGAAATAAAAATAAAATTAAATTTCTTAAACATTAAATAATTAAAAGGAATAAAATATTATGTCAAAGTCAGCAGTTTTAAATCATGATGATCTTTTAGCGGGAAGTTTTCCTGTTGTTACCAAGGGAATAGAAATGGAAACAGATCTTCAATATAAAAGGGGCACTATCATGGCTATGGTTGATGGTACAGGACCCCTCGTTAATTATGCATCTCAAACATCTGGAATTGATGTAATATATGGTATTTTAGTTGAAGATGCTGACAGCTCCCAAGGAATACTCAGAGCGCCTGTCTACCTAACAGGGGAATTTAATAAAAATAAATTAATTCTTTTTAACCCCACAACAGGAGAAACACCTGACGATCATTTTGATGAATTTAGAGCGTTAAATATTCATTTGAAAGATTCAGTTCAGGCCAAAGAACAAGAGTTATAATTATAATTCATAGTTAGAATTTTAAAAATTTTAAATTTATTCATTGAGGATATAAAATGCCAGATAATTACGATATAAATGATTCGATTTACATGCTAGAAGTTTTAGACGAAATGCAGGACGCAAAAACATTTTTGTTAAGAATGTTTTTCCCGGAAAGCGTAGAGTATCAAAAAACAAAAGTTATTATTGATATAAT